TTCTGAAAATTTATCATAGTTGTTGATATATCTTTCAGTAATAACATTTAATTCATAATCTTCAATAGGAAGTTCTCTTTTGAAATTGAATAAATCATACTTTAAATTTTTCATATTTTTGTTTTTTATTTTTTTGTAACTGTATCTTGCAGTTTTTTTTATTTTTTTGTACTATTATGAGTTTATATATTAATAAAAAAAACTCATTTTTTATCAAAATGAGAATAATTTGATATATTTCACAATAAATTATATTTTAATTTTTTAGTTAATCTAAGTAAATCATCATATGAAATTTTTTTCCATTCCCACGTAAATTCATATTCAAAATCTAACACCATAATTTTTAATTTTAAAATAGTATCTAATTGTAACTTTAAAGAAAATTTTATCTCTAAATTTATAGGTGAATATCTCATAAGGTATTAAATTGTCATCTAAAACTTTTATATCACTTAGTAATGTTGAGTATTGATTAGAGGAATAATCTTTAATAAAGCAAGAAATTTCAGAGTTATTTTCAAATAATTTTATGTATTTCATATTTTATATATATATATTAAAAATTAAAATTATTTTATGAAATATTTAGAAACCTTTGAAAATTATTCTTCACTAAAAGTTACACTTGATGGAAAATCTAAAATGAATATAAAATTGTATGACGATATACTTTCAGGTAAGTTTAAAAATAAGACGATTAAGGTTAAAAAAATAGGTATAAATGCTAAAGGTGACATTGCAATTAATAATAAACCTTTCTCTAAATTTAGAATAAAATAAATATGATAAATGAGCAAATAAAATTGAAAATATTTGAAAATAAATATTATGTTTATGAATTAGTAGATCCAAACACAGATAAAGTTTTTTATGTCGGCAAAGGTCAAAAATATAGATGCTTTGTTCATGAATATCAAGCAAAAAATGGTAAAATTCCACATAAAAATAACCATTTATATAATAAAATAAATAAAATATTAAATGGTAATAAAAATATTAAATATAATATTATATTTACTTCTAATAATGAAAAAGAATGCTATAATTTAGAAGAGAAAATGATATCACAATATGGTATTGATAATTTATGTAATATAGAACTCTCAAACAACGGTTTCAAGCATACAAAAGAAACAAAAGAAAAAATTAGTAAAGCACATACAGGTAAAAAACTTTCCGATGAAACAAAAGAAAAAATAAAAAATATAAATATTGGAAATAAACACACTGATGATGCAAAAAAGAAAGTTTCAGATAGTTTAAAAGAACAATATGCTAATGGTACAAGAACACCTCATATTTTTAATCATGATGATAAATGGTTAGAATCTATAAAAAAACACATTTTAGGTAAAAAACATGCTACTGAGTCTATACAAAAAATGAGAGAAGTTCAAAATGGAAAAATAATATCACAAGAGCAAAGAGATAAAATAAGAAAAATATTAACAAAAGAACGTATTACAAAAATAATAAATTGTAAAAATTGTAATAAAGAATTTGAAATTATAGTAATAAAAGATAGCAAAAATAAAAACATAAAAAAATATTGTTGCGCAAAATGCTCATATGCTGCTAATAGCACACGAAATAAAAAGAAAACGGATAAAAAAGAAGAATAATTATTCCATATTATTTATATCATTCTGTCTATTTTCTTCTTTATCTTTAATTATCTCATCCTTAGTATTATTATCCAATAAATTATGATAATAATAAACTCTTTTTAATGCACCATCAGCAGTTGAAATCTCACTACCATCAGGTTTTTTTATACCAAGAAAATTCCAATCAATAGCATTATCATTATCACAAATTTCAAAATCATCAGTTAATACCGTAAATACAGGATAATACGTAACAACTTCTAATGAAAATTTTATTGTTGGTGTATTATCTGAACCTAAATTAATTTCTCTTGGTAATTCTATTCCAGATTCACCTGTTAATTTAAAAAAAGCCTCTATTCTCATACCAAAATAACTAATATTAAAAAATCTATAATTATATAGAGCATCTAAAATTTTAGTATAACATATATATGCTTCCCATTCATTATCTAATCTAATCTCAACATCATAAGAGAGTGATATTGGAACTGCCCTAGTTCTACTCACAATACTTTTAAACTCATTATTAATCTTTGTTTCTTTTGATAAATATTGATTAGGATTAGCAAATTCATCATCTCTTTGTGAACCGCCTTTAAAAACTATAATACCTCTCTGTTTTTGATCTATATTTAATTCAACTCTAGTACTTGCAATATCATCAACAAAAGCATCTAACATAAATCTTTCCTGACCAGCAAAAGATGTATAAAAAGGTAACAAAACTCTTATCTTTTTACCATCACTCCAACGATTAATCCATCTAATTTTAGTAGCTAAAACTCTACATAAACCTATAGTAGCCATTCTAATAAAATTATCATCATAATTATACTCTTCATCTATATGCATAAAACTTTTTATTTTTTTATATATATAATTTTAACAAAGACATGAAAAAAATTTTATAAAATGAAATATCAGCGGAAATTTATAATAAAAATTAATGATAATTCCTACGTTAAAAACATAGTTAAAAATGAAATAGGATATTATTATACAATTACTAATATTATAGAAAATGCAAATGTCTGGAAATTAAAAAAGAATTGTCAAAAGGCAATTGACGTATTACTATCAAATCTTGATCCAACAAAAAAAACTCTAAGCAATAATAAATTAGAAATTATAGAAATAACAGATAATCAAACATTAAGAAGTATTAAATTATATAAAATTAGTAAAATTGAAAATAGGAGACAAAGTAAGGATAAATAAAGAAAAGACGATAAAGCAGTTTCAGTCCAATGGCGAACAATTACCAGAATGGTATACAAATGAAATATTCACAATAACACACATAAATAATAGTATTATTACCTTAGATAAAAATTTACAAATGTATGGAAATTTAATACACGAAAATTATTTAATATCATTAAAGGAAGAAAGAAAAAACAAACTATTAAAAATAGATTCACTATAAATTATTGGTTTAAATTCCCAATTGATTATTCATAGTTGTTAATAAAAAAAGAAACGCCATTGAAAAATGGCGTTTTTATTTAACAATACTTTTAAAAACCTTTATCATTTTTTATCATATAAAATTAAATTAAATTAAATTATTTATGATAAATGATATGTTCTGGTATATAATATACACATTACTAATATGTTGATTTTTCTGCCTACCATTATATATTATTTTTAGTTTTGTATATTAAAATATAGGTTTGTATATAAAATTATATATAAAACTTGATTGTTTCTTGATTATTTATTTTAATATATATAATATAAAAAAATTAAAAAAAGTTATGAAAAACACTACTAAAATTGTAGAATATATGGATAAGGTATATATCTACTCTGTTCTGGTTATACCGTAATTTACAGAGGTGGTATTTCCACTCTATCCACAGCCGCAAATTCTGCTAATTTACTTAGATATACTGTTAAGGTTAATCAGATTTTAATTGATTTAAGTTATTATTATTAATATGACACATTAGTAAATATTACATTTTTTATGTAAAAAAAATAATAAAAATATATTATGTTATACGCGCAAATTAACCCAACAGCAAAAACAATATTGTCTATCACGCCATTTATATCCGAAACAATTGAATCTGATTATATGACAGTAATCGCCACCAATTATGGTGCAGGCGCAACAGAAGCAACATTTATGGTTGTATTTGGAGTCATTTTGAATAATTTTTTTTACAAAAAAGATGAAATATCAACTAAACTGGCAAATACAGATTTTGAGATATGGGGAAAAGATGACTCAATATTACTTCAAATTATGGCTGATAAAATCGGAACTACAATTAGTTCATATATAACTACAATACCAGCTACAGATTTAGAGACTTGGAGCACAAATATAACTGATTTAGGATATCAGTTAATAAATAATTAAACATAAATGGATAATAATAAACTGATGCAGATATTCGGAACTGAAGAATTAGTTTCATTATTTGAAGAGTTTAGTCAAGAAGTACAATCAAAGATATTATCAACCTCATTTAAGAAAGGTGCTCAACTAATAATTGATTCAGCTAAAGGAAACTTAGGTGGTAAATATAAACATGTACAAAACTCATTAGGAACAACATTCAAAGGAAATATAAATGTATTAAATGTAGGTGCTATATTGAAACGTGGTGGTCATTTAGCTGTAATTGCTAATAAAGGAACAAAGGAACGTTCATATACAACTAAAAAAGGAAATCTACATAAAACAGGAAAAATAACAGCAACATATTTTTGGGATAATGCTATGACTGATACAACTGATGCAGTTGAAAATGTTATTTTCAAAGATTTAGAAACAAGGTTTAATAACTTGTTACAAAAAAGAAGTTCAATATAATGAGTATATCAATAGGAACTGCAATTCGCTCAATATTATTAAATAATTCAACAGTAAGTGGTTTAACAACACAAATATATCCAATATTTGCACCTGATGTAACAATTGTTCCTTATGTAGTATTCATAAGAAAATCAGTAAATGCTGAATATACAAAAGATGGATTACTATATGATGATTGTAATGTAGAAATAAATATTGTTGATAACAATTATACACAATGTGTCAATATCGCACAAGCAATCAGAAATGCATTAGAATTAAAGATTGGAATATTTGCAGGGGTACAAATATATCAGTGTTTATTAGTATCTGCATCTGAAACTTATGATATTGATGGATATATAACAACATTAGAGTTTGCAATAAAATGCAAATAATACTTGCTCCTTAAAGCAAGACAAAAATGAATGATTCCATCGTTCATTAAAAAAAAATAAAAACAAAATGGCAAATAACGCAAATGTAATGAATGGAAGTGATTTATGTTTATTCATAACATCAGGAGCAACTACAAGATGTATAGCTTTAGCAAGTTCATGCAAGATAAGTATTACAATGGGAACAAGAAAAGTAGCATCTAAAGATTCAGGTAACTCAGAAGAATCATTACCAACAAGATATAATTGGACGTGCGATTCAGACANTTTATTCACTCAAGATTATTCTGGTGCAAATCAATCAGCTACAACAACAGCTTCTGGTTTTACTTATGATTCTCTTTTAGATATAATGCTACAAAGAATTCCTATTACTACAACTTTTGGTCTTGTTGCAAATCCTGGAACTGGTTGGTTACAAACTCTTGGAACTGGAAGACAAATTGCTGGTAAAGCTTATATCACAAAACTTGATCTAAATTCAAAAGACAATGACAATGTAACTTATACTGTTGCATTAGAAGGTACTTCAACTTTAACACACGCTTAATAAAATTGCGGGTTAAAATCCGCAATTTTATAAAAAAATAATGAATGATAAATGAAATATATTACAATAAAAATAAAAGAAAAAGAATACATCATAAAAACTTGTTTTAGAAGTTATTTGCTTTATGAAGAAATGACAGGAAAACAAATAAATGAATTAAAAACAATGACTGATTCAATTACATTTTTATATTGTACATTAAAAGGTAGTAATTATAAAGAATGGGATTATTCATATGATGATTTTATTGATTTACTTGATGAATACCCTGAAATCTTTGAAAAGTTTAATGAGTTTAATAATACTATTGAAACAGTTGAACCAGAAAAAAAAAGGAAAAAGGATTAAAGATTTCTGAAATATATTCAATTGTATGTAGTTCAGGCATTCATCCTAATTACTTTTTTGATGAAATGACAACATCAGAAGCAAGTTACATTATCAAAAATTATGAAGATAAATATGTGAATGAATGGAATCAAACAAGATATATTGCTTATGCAGTAATTCAATCACAATCAACAAAATCATTAACTCCACAAGATATAATGAAGTTCAATTGGGAAATTGAAAAAGAAGAACTTGCCAAATTGCATCACAAATCCAAAGAAGAATTGATAAAACATTCTTTAGAAATGGAAAAAAAATTAAATCAATCTAATGGCCGATAAAACAATGAATCTAATCACTCAATTAAGTTTGAATGATGATGCATTTAAGAATTCCTTAAAAAATGTCAAAGCTAATGTAAAAGATTTGATGAATGGTGTTGATGGTACAACAGCAAATATTAATGAAATGCGTAAAGCATTAGGTGCTTTACAGAATGTAAGTTTCAAAGGTAAATCCATTGAAGAAATGAATGCAGTAAATGAGAGAGTTAAAGCATTAAAAACTTCAATAACAGAATTATCTGAAAAACAATCTAATATAAAACCTATTGAGATTAAAAGTGAAGCACTCACTAAATATATGGGTATGGTTACTGGTGTTGGTGGTGCGGTTCTTGGTGTAGGTTCAGCATTTGAAGGATTCAAAAAAGTAATGGATAGTACTGAAACAACTTCTGCAAAATTTGAACTTGGAATGGCAAAAGTAAAAGGTGGTGTTGATGCATTCTTCAGAACAATTGCAACTGGTGATTGGTCTAACTTTTTGACAAATATGAAAAAAGCAATTCAAGCTGCTACTGAATATGAAGAAGCTATGAAATTGATTCATCATGAAACTCGTGGTAATGAAATATTAAATGCTGATGCTGAAAAAGAAATATCACAAATAAGAATTGATTTAATGGCTGCAAAAGCTGAAGGTGCAGCAGGTAAAGCAAAATATGATGCATTATTAGCAAGAGCATTAGAATTACGAAAACAAGAAATGTCAAGAAATCTTCTTTTAGCAACTGAAGATTATGAAGCAAAACGTGATGAAGCGATGAAAAAATTGTTTTCTGAAGAAGATTTACTACAAGTAGTAAGATTTACAGCAGAAAGTAAGAAAAATTATGAAGCAGTATTACAATATCAAGAGCTAACTAAAAAAATAAATGATGAGAATTCAAAGAAAACTTATTCAAAGTTTGCAAAACCAGTTGGAGATAAAACAAACTCAAATATAAGTGTTGAAGTTCAAAAACTTCAACAAGAACAACAAAAGATTATAAATGAACATCCTTTAAAGTTAAATATGAAGGTTGTTTTAGACCATACAACTATGACTGAACTTGATAGTGTAGGTGCAGCAATAACTAAACAATCAAATGTAGTAACTGAAAACAATCAAAAAAATCTTAGAATATTAAAAGGTGGTATTGCTGAAGAATTGATGGCAGAAAAAGCAGATGCTAAAGCACTTGCAGAAAAGAAAACTGCTTATGAAGAAATAAATGATAAAGTAAAGAAACAACAAGAACTAATACAAAACGTAATATCTCAAGGTGGTACAGTTACACCTGCAATGAATGATAAATTGGCTGAATATATTAAAAAGCTTGATAATGTAAATCGTGATTATAATGAGCAAATTAGGTTAGCAGGTATTACTTCAGGAACTGGATTAAAAGCAATAAAAAGTGCAGATGCAAAACCAGTAGTTCAAACAACTGAAACAAAACCACCAGATTTAGCAAATATTGATTTATCAATTGCTGCAACCAATGATAAGATTACAAAGTTTTCTCAAAAAACTAAAAAAGAAATGACAGAAACACAAAAAGCTGTGAATTCTGCAATAGTTGGTGTAATTGGTGGATTTACAAATAGTATGGTTGATTCTTTCAAATTAGCTGATAATGGCATTCAAGGATTTGCAAAAAATATATTAAAAACAATGCTAAACCTTGTCACTCAAATTATTGCTGCATCATTATCTCAATCTGAGGCAATAGCAATATCAAATGCAGAAAAAAGTGCATCAGCAACAGGGCCAGCAGCTGTATTTACTACTCCTGCTTTTATTGCAACAGCAGTTGGTGGAGTATTAGCTGCATTTGCAGCAATTCCAAAGTTTGCAATGGGTGGTATTGTTCCAGGTTCAAATTATAGTGGTGATAACATACCAGTTATGGCGAATAGTGGTGAAATGATGTTAAATCATGGACAACAAGCAAACTTATTCTCTATGATAAATAAAGGTCAATCAAATGGAATTGGTCATCAAGTAGAATTTAAGATTACAGGTACTTCTTTAACTGGTGTATTGAATAATCACAACAAAAAAATAAGTAATACAAGATAATGAGTTATCAAAAGAAATACTTTTATAATTTTTATGATTTAGATAATGTATTAAATACAGTTGAATTATGGCAAAATACTGGTTCAACATTAACACCTGAATTAGTTATTGGAAGTGAAAAACCTTTTTCAGTTGAAATGCCAGCATTAAGTTCAAAGTTTCAAAGTGTAAGAGGAACAGGTTGTGATTGTGCAATATTATGTACTAACAACATGGAGTTTTTATCTGGACTTTACACACCAGATAGACAAAATATAATGATAAAACATTTTAGAAATGGAGCATTAAGTTGGGTTGGTTATTTGAACTCAGAAATGCAATCTGAACCATATAATGAAATAAGTAATTATGAAGTAACATTTTCTGGTAATGATGGATTTTCATTAATGGAAAAAATGTATTATTCAACAGGTTCAGGTTATATTGTTGGGACAACTTTTAATGGTGTTAATATTATTGATGGTGCATTATATACAGGGGTAACTTCACAATGGCAAATACTACAAAACATATTCAACAAAATTGCTCTTCCATTTAATCTGTTGAAGATTTGTTTATCAACAACTTTTTCAGGTCAAACAATTACAGCAGGTTCAACTATTTTTCATCAGACATATTTAGATAATGCCAATTTTTCAAATGAAGATGGAACACCTGAAACTTTAAGAAAGGTATTAGATGGGATATTAGCACCTTATGGAGCAATAATAACACAAATTGATGGAAACTTAGTTATCACAGATGTTCATAATTTAGCCTCAAACTCAGCATTTACTTATTCAAACTTTTATTTATCAGGAAATACTGGTTATACAATATATTCATACGCGGGTACAGAATACAATTCTGGCAACACCAAAACATTGCAATCAATAGGTTATACAGGTGAAGGAGCTCAGATTGAAATAAGTGGAGGTAAGAACAAACAAATAGTTGGTTATTCTCCATATATATTAAAAGAGGTTTTACCTACCTGTTTAAGCAATATAACTGAGTTTAATTGCACAATCCCGACTTATTGGACTTCAAGTGATATAACAAATAATTCAAGTCATTTACAACATTCAGGAAAAACTTTAACTAATCATTATGCATTAAATATTTATACTGGAAATACAACGGTTACTGCTGAATATGGATATGACTATTCTTTACAAAGTGGTGGGTGGCAAATGGATTCAAATGGTGGTCCAAATGTTTATTTAAGATGGATGAATGATGGCACTAAGTCAAAATTATGTGATATTAAAACACAACCCAATTTGACAATAACAGCTTTGCAATCAAATGCTTTGGCTAATCCAAATTATGTTTGTAATGCAGGTGCAGGAATTAAACTAACTGGTAAAATATGGTTCAATGATAATTCATCTAATATATATCAAGTTATTGGTTTAAGAATTGATATTACAGTTGGTAATTATAAAAACTCAACTAAAAATACTCCTTTGAACTTTGGATTTCAACCTAATAATACAGGTTATACATATTATGTAAATGCATATGCATCCGATTTATCAAATACAAATGAAAAATTCACTTCAATAGTTGATTGGAATGGAGATGAAGGTATTGTATTCCCTGTTGATATTAACCTATCTGGTGGTGCAAATGTTGCTATTTATTCTGATTTTTTTATGATTAAAAAAATTGGTTGGATAGATAAAACAACTGGAAGTTATTATGGAACATCAGCAAGTTCAGATTGGAACCCTTCTTCTGTAACAGAAATAAGAATTAAAGATTTAGTTGTTGAAATAGTTGATATTTCAACTTATAAAACTATGACGACCAATGATATAGAATATGCAGGTTATCTAAATACTACATTTGCTGATGAAGCAACAAAAGTTGATTTAATTTGTGGTACTGCTGCAACACCAATTGACAGAGGCAAATTATTATATTCTGGAACTACTTTAACAGGAGTAAGTTATACACCAATATTATCATGGTCAAGAGCAGCATCACCTTATACAAATATTGAAAGTTTATTGATTAACTCATTAAGTTCAAACTTCAAACAAGGGTATTATTCACTCAATTCAGTTGATTTGAATAATAGATTTAATGCGTTTAATATTATTCAAGATAATACCTACTTAAGCGGAAAGAACTTTATGGTTATGTATTATAAAAAAGATTATATAGACAGTACAATAAATTGCAATTTATCAGAAATATCACCTGATATAAATACGATAGTTGCAATAGTAAATCAATCATAAAAATATGGCAAATGTTAATATACAAACTCTTTTAGTTCCTGCTCAACCGCGAAATGGAAGAATATACCAAAATGGTACAGGTTCAAATATAATTGCAGTTTCTGGTGGTATATCAATTGGTGGTGGTTCTGGCTCTGGTTCTGGTTCTGGCTCTGGTTCTGGTGGTTCAACAATAATTATTGATAACAATACAGCAAATTATTTATTAGCTGCAACTGGAAATGCAAATGAAATAAGTGCAAATTCTGCAATAACATGGTCAGGTTCTACATTAAATGTAACAGGATATATTGTTGCAACTATGGATATAACAGCAATTTCAGATGAAAGATTGAAATTTAATGTAATAAATATTGAATCAGTTTTGGATAAAATAAATAAAATAAGAGTTGTAAATTATAGCAGAAATGAAGATAATAAAAGGCATACAGGTGTAATTGCTCAGGAATTAAGAGATTTATTTCCTCAATTTGTAGTTCGCAATGATGAATATTATTCAGTCAATTATCAGCAATTAGCAACAATCTGTATTAAAGCAATTCAGGAACAACAGATTCAAATTGATGAATTAAAAAAGTTATTGAAGTAAAATGCCAGTAAATTCCTATTATATATTAAAAAAAGGTATATTAGATGTAATGTCAGGTAATCGTATAAATGGAATAATGAATACAACTTATTCTTTAACTCCTGATATGTTTGTAAATTCTGCAACAACAGTACAATTATCAAGTTTTTTAAGTTGTGATTTTTATAATGGTTCAGGTTGTACCGGAGCAAAAATAAGTTCATCTAAAATAAATGTAACCCCTGGTAATTCTAACTATTTTAATTTTACTTTAACAAACTTAGGTTCTGATCCTTTAATATATGGATTTGCAATTGTGGCTTTAACATCACCAATTTCAATTTATGCTGTAAGAACATCATTAGGATACTCATATACAAGTGGTTTGACTTTATCTGGATTATGTACTTCATCATTGGTAAATAAATATAGTCCAAATAAACCAAATGTAAGTTCTCCATATTCATTAAGTTCATTTAATGGATATTGTAAATTGGCATCAGGAGGAGTTAATATTTATGCACAAAATGGCATAACAGTTCAATATTATACAGGAACAACATTTTATGGATGCGCAACAAATAATCAAATTAATTATAGTTCATTAAAACTTGATATTCAAATGAATGGAATATCATTAGCAACAGTAACAAAAACTGGTAGTACTTATATTGAATTAACAACCCCATTATATTCTAATCCTACAACATTTAATTTAACAGGTAGTTGTGCAACAATTTGTTCTTATTTATCTGGTTCAACATGGTCAGAATTAAGCAGGGTTACTCAAATAGTAACATTACTTGGAATTCAATCAATTGAACTAATGTATTTAACTATTGGATCTCCTTCATCAAAATTAACTTATCAATATTTTGGTATGAATGGTTTTACCACTTATAATGTATACATACGAGTTATGAATACTACAAGAAGTTCAACATATCAAATTAGCTCTATAGGTTCAACTTCAGGAGTATTAAATATGAATGTAAGCAATGTTTCAGGAGATTCATTTACCTGTGACTATTCAAATGACAGTCAAACAACATGGCATTCAGTTTATCTTGATAATCCGAATGTATTATCTTTTGATTGGACATTATAAAAAAAAAAAAATTATGATTGGATTTATTTTAGGCGTAGTTATAACACTTGGTGTTATCTACTTAGTTAAACATTTTAAAATTACAAAAGTTGTAACAACTACAACTACCACTCAATCTCCAGCTGTGAAATTGATTGACTAAAAAAAAAACTAAAACTATGATTGAAGTAATCGTTGGTATAATAACTATAATAGGTGGTATTGTTGGGGTATGGTTGAACCTCAATCTAAAGGTTAAACAGATTGAGGTTCAAATTGTAAATATTGAAGGAAAATTTATTGAATTGCGTGAAGAACGCCTTGAAACATTTAGGTTATTCCAAAAATATAATGACCAAATATGGACTAAATTAGATAGTATTGAAAATAAATTAGACGCTAATTTAGAAACAGTTATTAAATTGAAGACTGAACATGAGTTATTTAGCAAATGTCCAGTAAAGCCAGAAAATAAAAAATAAATAAATGACTGGAACAACATTTATACGAGAATTATTTAGTGATAGCCCTGAAGTTAGTAGCAAAAGGGTTATTGCTATATTCTCATTTGTTTTATTTTTTGGTGTTGTTACTTATTCACTATTGGCAGAAATAAAAATAGATTCAACTATTATATATGCTTTAGTGTCACTTATAATCGGACAATCTGCAATGACCTTAGTGCAGAACAAAAATGATACAACTAAAAATGATTAAATTATGGCAAAAAATAAAAAACTCTGATTTTTACAAAACATTCAAAGAAGAACTAATTGTAGTTCCTTTATTGTTTATAGCATTCTATTTAATAAATATATTCTTTACAATACTATTCCCACATTCAGCATTTTTTGATTTCTTCAGTCAGATTGAAACAATTTTCTCTAAAATAGTTTTATTCTTTGTTTCTTTATGGGTTGCGCATTTATCTCTAAGAATTGCTTTCCCATCCGTTTATCAATTTTTACATGAAAATATCTACACAAAATTTTCAGATATTCCTCAAGATAGAAAGATTGATTACGCAATAAAATTCATATTAACATTCATATTAGCAAGTGCTTTGGTTTTTAGAAGTGGTGGAGTTGAAAATCCAGAGGTTCGTTCAAAATTATTAATTGCATTAAATAGTCAATTAAATGTACGTGAAACAAAAGGTGAAAATCGTAGTCCAGAAGTTGATAAATATAACAAATCAGTTGGTGCTCCACTTAGTTCTTCTTGGTGCGGTGCATTTGTAGGTTACAATTTAACTGAATTTAATATACCAAATCCTAATTCAGCATGGTCACCAGATTATGCAAAACCACAAGATATAATATGGACTTATCCGAGACCTACAACAAAACCATTAACTGGTGATGTTGTTACTTATTACTTTAATAATCTTGGTCGTGTTGGTCATACTGGATTTTATATCAATACTGATAGTGATGGTTACTTCATTACTATTGAAGGTAATACTGGTTCAGGTACATTAAATCGTGAAGGTGATGGAGTTTATAAAAGAAAAAGACATCCTTGTTTGATTCATGCTATATCAAGATACATCAAATAATATACTCCAATTTCATTTAGGACATTTTAGGCACACTTAAAAATAAAAACCATATATTATTATTGATGAAAAATATACTTAATAAGATGAAACACTATGACAAAATGAAGAAATATAAAAAAAATAAAACTTGTGAGTACCAATTTAATAAGGTAAATGTATTTTTACATCAACAAAAATAAATATTATGGAAATAGCAACAGGTTGGTTAGTTTTTAGTTTATTAGTTGGATTTTTAGGTTCAAACAGAAAAATTGGATTTGCAGGTTCTTTCTTTTTATCTATTCTTTTAAGTCCTTTAATTGGTTTAATTATTACATTGGTATCTAAATCTTTAACTGCTGAAAAGTATGAAAAAGAGGTTTTAGAAAATATATCAACAAAAAATGTCACAAATATTGTTGATGATTTGAAAAAATTGAAAGACTTACTTGATACTGATGTTATAAATAAGGAAAGCAAAATTATGAATTCCTTTGAACCACCAAAAGAAGAATCGAAGGTAGAGATTATAGATGGAGTTTATAAAGCTCCTGAAATCAAAACTAAAACTAAAGTAACAAAAAACTCATTTCTTGGACT